TGGTACTCTTGCTCCATTGTGAGGGGCTTTTTGACTTCTGGAATCTCTGCCCCATCCCATCTTTGCTGATTTAGGTAAACAAGTGGTGCTGGAATGAATGCACCGTTGTCTTTTCGCCACTGATCGGTTGTTTTCATCCACTCAACGTGCTTGACGATCTGATCTGCACACGTTTCGCAGTAGGTCTTCTTCCACTTGGCTAGGCAGGCTGCTTTGCCGCCTTTTCTGAATGACTTGGGCCATGCTGCCCAGAATCTGTCGAATCCACTCTCAAACATTGCTTTCCTTTCTTCCATAGGTTCCCCAAGGGTGGATAACTACGATCCTCCCGCTCCAGCTTTCGATCTGCTACCGCAATTCATCTTAATTAAACCAAAAAAGCAGTCATCAGCCCAAGTGCGCCTGACGGATTGATTCGCTTATACGAGAGGTCTTGTTCCACCGTGTCCCTCACGCTTTACCAGTCGGTCAATCAACGCTGGTCGCCTTTTGCACCGGGGTGTGTCGGTGTGCGGTGTTTCTCGGGTTCAGTCCATGCAGACCATCAGCTAACGCGCCCTGACGGTTGTCTTCGGAAAACAAAAAAGCCGCTTAAGTTCTATCCCCGGTAGCGGAACCCCGGGAGGATCCGGGGCCAGGGATAGACTTAAACGGCCTTACTTGCTGTCCGCTACGACAACGGAATGAAGTGTCTAGGATTTCTGTGGACTTGTCAAGCCCCTACAAACCACTCGGGTTTTATGACCATAAGCTGATAGACGCGGCCCTGTGGCATCTGCTTCCATTGGTTCACTGCGCCCCTGGACACGCCCAGTATCCGAGCCAGTGCAGCCTGCGAACCCGCCCGTTTAATTGCCTCTTCTTTGGTCATCCGTACAGTGTACTCTACATTCACTGGCCACGGGTTAGGGTAAGTCCCAGTAGTTTATGGATAGCAATCTATACAATAAACAGCATGAGAGGAAAAGCAACACCCTACTACGGCAAGCTGATGACAGACACCTTGCCGCACGAAGTCAAAGCGATTTGGTACAGCCGAGATTCTGAGTTACCAGAGCTTCCAAGGCATGGATGGTCATGGGAGCATCAGACTGACACAGAGGCCATTGAGAAGCATGATCTTGTTGTCAAGTTGCTGGAGGCTATCCCTCTGACTGAGCGCGAGGATTTTGTGGTGCGCCTCGTGGTGCTCGAAAACGAGACTTTCCGCGATGTTGGCGATCAGTTGGATTGCACTACAGAACGGGCGCGTCAGATCTACATGAAGGCTATACGCAAGCTCAGGACTAAACAAGCTGCCGTGACCGGAATTGCAATTTGGCCTTACGAGTGTGAGGTAAACACCTGGAGAGCTTGGAAACACTTTGAAAAAAATCGCCCATGATCCCGCATCAACACAGGCTAGGGTAAGTCCCTATGAAAAAGTCTTGTGTGGCGTTAAGAGAACTGTACAATCCACCCCATGCCCTAGCAATCCCGCCGGGGTCTTTCAAGGAGAGAAGATGAGTATCGAGAATCTGCTCAAGACTAACGTCAACGAGCATACCGAGAAGAAGTCCAACCTGACCTACTTATCGTGGGCTTGGGCCTGGGCTGAGGCACTGAAGGCTGATCCAACAGCCACCTTCAAGGTGGAGACGTTCAAGCGAGATCAGTACACCGAAGAGCCGTTCATGACCCTGCCAGGAGGCACTGCGCTGGTTTGGGTCACTGTGACGATCTTTGGCAAGGCAATGACCTGCCAGCTTCCAGTTATGGATCACCGCAACAAGGCTATACCTAACCCAGATGCGTTTGCGGTCAATACGGCCATCATGCGCTGCATGACTAAAGCTCTTAGCTTACATGGCTTGGGTCTTTACATCTACGCCGGGGAAGATCTGCCCGAGGGTGATGCGCCTGACATTACAGATTGGCTTGCAGCCATCGAGGCCACTGTGACCGGGGAAGAGCTTCAGACGGTCTACAAACAGGCCTACGAGGCTTGCCAAGGCCACCAGGACTCCATCAAGAAGGTGATCGAGGCCAAAGCAGCCAGGATCGCTCGTGCCAAGCAGGAGAAAGCAGCATGAAAGATACCAACACAAACGAAAACTATGACACATGGCTGTCCAAGTACGGCGGCTATGCCAACAGCATGACGCTGAGGGACTACTTCGCGGCTAAGGCGATGCAGGGAATATTGTCATTTGAAGCCATAGACGAATACAGCGCAAAAGACGTAGCGTTTGTCGCCTATGAAATGGCCGATGCCTTGCTCAAGGCAAGGGAGCAAGAATGACTGACCAGCGCACCGACGAGTGGTTCCAGCAGCGCCTGGGTAAAGTCACCGCCAGCAATCTGCACAAAGTTCTAGCGAAGACCAAAACCGGCTACGGTGCTGATCGTGGCCACTACATGACTCAGCTAGTCCTGGAGCGCATCACCGGCAACCGAGCAGACGGCTACACCAATTCTTCCCTCCAGTGGGGCATTGAGCAAGAGCAGTTCGCCAGGGCTGCATACGAGGCCTATAGGGGCGTTCTAGTCGAGGAGGTGGGGTTTATCCATCACCCAACCATTGCGATGGCTGGAGCGTCTCCTGATGGGCTTGTAGAAGGTGGCATGGTCGAGATCAAGTGCCCGGAGTCCAAGACTTTCCTGGAAGTCATGCTGTCAAACAATCCGGTGGAGTCGAAGTACTTCGCTCAGATGCAGTGGCAGATGCGCTGCGCTGACCGGCCCTGGTGTGACTATGTTGTATTTGACCCACGGTTTCCACCGAAAGCCCAACTATTCATCGTTAGGGTAAATCGGGATGACAGGTGGATTGAAGAGGCTGAAACTGAAGTCAAGAAGTTCTTGGCTGAAGTGGATGAAAAAGTGCAAGCGTTGAAACAGAAGATTGGAGAATGAAATGAGCAAAGTGTTGAAAGAGATTACCTGCGTTGTTGGCGAGTACAAGAATGCCCAGGGTGAGGTTAAGAAGCGGTACAGCCGCATTGGCAGCATCATTGACACCAAGAACGGCCCGATGCTCAAGATCGATAGCATCCCGCTCAAAGAGGGTGGATGGGACGGCTGGGCTTACATCAACAATCCCAAGAAGGAAGAGGAAGAGCGCAAGCCAGTTCGTCAGGCTCCTGACATTGATGACGCAGACCTGCCGTTCTGAACATGAACAGTGCCCGACTCGATAAAAGTGATCGGCTGAACAGGGTGTTGAAGTTGCTGGAAGTTGGAGGAGAATTCAGCACCCTGGACATCATCAGACATGCGAATGTCTGCGCTGTCAACTCAATCATCTCAGAGTTGAGACAAAACGGCATCAACATTGCCTGTCAACGCAAAGGCCCATACTGGTACTACACACTGGAGAAATCATGAACCATCAGACCATGCAAATCAAAGTCAAAAACGGAGAGCAAAACGTCTTCGTGTCCTTGCTGCAAAACAAGATCCTGCTGTCCATCTATGCCCTCAACGGCAGCATGAACATCTCTCTTGACCAAGGACAAGTTGAAGAGTTGATCGAAGCCCTGGAACAAACCCAAGCCAAAGTTAAAGAGGTGACAGCATGAAGAAGTTTTTTGCAGCCATTGGAATTGCCCTGGTGACCACCGGAGCCTGGGCATCTTGTTCTACCCATACCTACACCATGAATGGACGTATGGTTACATGTACGACCTGCTGTTATTTCGGCAACTGTACAACCAACTGCTTCTGATCAATGGCCGAAAGCGGATGCTGTGCTCTAGCGACGATCCAAGTGCTCGGCTTCCAAGCAAAGCACAGACGCAGCGAGTAGGCCACCTTTTATGAACCCATTCGACAAAGACTACAAGGCTCAACTGTCATTCCGGGATCTTGATACGTCTCGGAAGCGCTCTTATCAGGCCTCCAGGGTGCTGAATGAGAAGCGTAAGACAGGCGTAGAGCCTTATCCATCACTGGCCTCCAGAGTCGGGGCTTTTGAGGGCATCAATCCTCGCAAGGTAACGGTAGAAATGCCAAAGATGAAGAAGAGTCGCAGATGAACATCGAAGCAAAAGAAATTGACGGTGAGCTTTGGATCAAGGCATCAGATCACCA